CACTTTAAGGCGCTAAGATACGCACCGTGGTCTCGTGACCCCCCTACACTCGCTAGGAGCTCGGGGGGATAGATTCCTCCACGTGTGTTACGACCTACAGGGCAACCCGCCGTTAGCCATGGGTTCATGTTTGCCGGTACACAACCGGCCAGAAACGATATGGGTCCACGGACCTCATCGCTGGAAGTCCAGTGCTCCATCCTCATGAAGGATAAAGCCCCTATCCCAGTTCCTTCGGAACTGTTCAAGGTCTTCCAGCCCCCTCGATTCCTCGTCAGACACGAACGTGACCGGAATCAAATTCATGCCCCCCTCCTTTTGACAAAGGGAGGATAACTTCGGCCTTCCTGAACCGACAAAACTCAGGTAAGACTTACAGGGCCGGACCCTGTACTCATAACTCCGACGTACTTTCCCGCAGGACGGAGAAAATACGTCTCTCTTCGAACCTCCCCAGCGCCCGTGTTTCCACATGACAACACGCAAGGCTTCTGCCTCCACGGGCGTAGGATCCCTTCCGGTGATCCTAAGCAGCTCCTCAGGGAACACAACATCATCAGATGGTTCCGGCAAAGGCGTCCAAGCTCGACGCACCCTGAGGCCCCTCTCTCTTTTATAAGAAGGGTAGGTCGTATGACCAAGCTGGCTGGGAAGGAAACCCCAGCGGCGACCGATTCGACACCTTTGAAAGGCGTCGACGAACTGAGGTGATACGAGCACGGCTTTGGCCATGTGCATCATCCCAGGAAAATCGGCCACCGCTCCTCCTCTCCTGAGGTGGCGTACTTCACGCCACTTCCCTCCACTCCTTAAGAAAACGGTCGAGTTGAGCTCGGCAACATTTTCGGCACGAATTGTCTTATCAGCGTTGAGTCGGTACCCAGGTGGGTAGTCCTGCACACTAATAACTCGCCCGGCAGAAATGACTGTGTCATCTCCGTTAACGAGGAAACGTGCCCCCACTTGGTCCCTAGCCGCCCAGGTGGCGGCGCAATAGGAGTGGATGCAGAGTAGAGGGAAGGAGAGGTAGGCTCCCATCATCTGTCCGTGACTGACCTGACACTCACTGCCATCGACACCCATGAACCTGGGGTGTAAAGAACTCTTAGCGAACGCCCTAAGAGTACGAGGCAACTTCACAGAAGTGAAGAAAAGTGAGTCCAGGATGGCCTGGGAGACCGTAAGGTCAAGGCCGTCAGTTGCAGCCACCAGATCTACCGAGGTCTGGTGGGCGTTCACAAGGACAGATGCCATCTTTTTTTCGGTCGGAGGACCGCAAAGTACCCAATCCTGCTTAGCTAAATGTGAATACAATAGCTTATGCAATGGCGCAAGGAACTCGACAGACTCATCAAAGATGAGCATAGGACGAGTCTTGCCCGCGGAAAGGACGTCTTTGTACCGCCCCGTGAGCGTGCGAGGAACAACCTCGCTCTCACTGGTAGTAGCGGTAAAGAACCTATCTCGACGACCGGCCCATAACTTGTCCGCGCGCCCCTTGCAAGCGCGCGACGAGGGGTTAGGAACGTGGTTGCCCACAAAGGAATGATAGTTCCTATCCCAGCCGGGTCTAAAGATAGCGGTTACAACACGCCGGACGTGTTGAAGATAACCAGAAGATGGGGGAGGGGGTTGAGAACACGCGGTCTTCTCCCATTGAGACCGCGCGGAGGGTGTATGCCGCGCGCAACTTTTCGGCAAGTTGCGCTTAATTGATGAGCAGCCGTGGGCCAAAGCCCACCTGTCTCTTCGGCATAGTCTCTGCAGTGAACAGAGGCCGTTTTCCCCTCGCCGTTGGCAGCGAGGGAAGACTACAGAGGTCCGCACCTTACCCTGTAGTAGGAGGAATGAGAGGAAACGAGAGAGATCACCAGAACTGCAGTCCGGTAGCTCAGAGTATGGCAAGCCATACCTGACCCGAAGCAACAGCAGTCCATTGTGGATCGTTTCCTTGGTATCACGATCGCTCTTGGAGCAATCATGACACCGCTTAACCGTCAAACCACTGGTGGGATTATTGACGGAGCGCGTTACGTGCGCCACGCGGCTACTGCTGCGCTGGAAGGCGAACTTACGCAGATCTGTTCGAGGCATAGACCAATCGAGCAGAGTTTCCTTTAGC